ATTCGCATCAACTCTTAAAGTTAACTTTTGTGTTTGACTATTCCAGATAGTAGCTTTACCAGTGATAATATTATCATATGTCTCTAACATAACAGATGGATTGCGTGCTACGATAGTTGCAGCATCTGCAATAGTTGTTAGAACTTGAGTTGGATTTGAATCTACTGTAACTGCACTAAGACCTAATTGATTTCCTAGAGTTACAGTTTCTCCTTTCTGGAAGAATTGACTTGTCTTAACTCTTACGTATACAACTTGACCGACAACTCTAGCAATAGTTCCTACTGCTTTGGTAGTAGATCCTTTGATTGTCTGGTTATCTTGTAGATCAGTACCACCATTACCCGCAAGATTAAATTGATAAACTGGATAGAATTCAATAACTTGATCTCTTCTTCCAAATCTATCTTCTTGTCCAGTAGCATTTTCAATTCTATTTGATACTGTTTTAACAGTAGCACTAGAGAGATCAATAATTGGACTCAAATGAGACACAGTAGACGATAGAGTCATCTTATATGTAAGTGACCGAGATAGATTGTTTAAAGTTTCATTAATATTAGATGCAATAAACTTCTGATTAGTGAAGTAATGTGGTTCATTCAAGAAAGTCTTTTCATAATCAGGTTGTGAATATGAAGTATAGTTAGTTGTAGTAGAGTCTACTGGAACAACATCAGTTGTTTTAACTTCTGTTGATAAAGTAGTTCCAGTAAATGATAGATAAGAAACTTGTGGATATAGAGTTTCATACTTTCTGTTTGTAGATGCATATACTGCAGATCCACCACCAATAGAATTACCAGCAGCTTGAGAACTAGAAATAATATTATATGAATCAATACCAGAATTACTTACTTGGAATAATGTGCTATTTAAAACTGATGATGTAATACCACCTGTTTCTAATGCAGTCCTATAGAAAACATAAGAACCACCAGTATCTTCAAAACTGTGATCTCTATGATTTACTTTAACAATAGAATTATTATTCTTGAATAACTTAGAACTGGAGTTGGTATTAGCACTTGCGTTTGTCTCGAATGGATTTTGATCTAGAAGTTCATAACCAAGACCTTTATTCTTAACTAGAAGTTCTGCTGGTCTAGTTGTATCAAACTGAGCACGATACATAGTGAACTTAAGATCCTCGAAGATATCTTCAGTCCAACTTTCGGTATTCTGGGAACGGTATACCGAACCTAGAGATGGTTGAGTTGTAATAACCGTACTTGTAGCAATATCAGTATCACCAAGTTTAGAAGACCATAGTTCATAATCAATCGAATCTGTTTCAACAATAAGAGCATACTCTGTATTATTTTGTAGATATACAGGATAATCAAATGCAAAGTGTGTAGGTGTGGTAGATTGAGTTACTCCTGTTTGATCAGTAGCTACACCCATTCTAACTGCAGGTGTGTCAATCTCGATGAATGTCTGAATTTCACATCCTCCAGCACCATTACCAACACCTTTAATAACAACAGAAGGTGCTTCTGTATATCCAAAACCAGATAGCGAAATCTCAGTATTGTAAATCTTACCACCTGATACTTCGATTCTTGCAGTAGCAGTAGAACCACCAGGTAATTGTGGACTCTCAATAGTTAGAATTGCACTGTCATAGTTAAGACCAGTATTTGTAACTCTAATATCAGATAACTTACCACTATCTTTTGCAATAGCAAGAACAAAGTCTGTTGCATTTGTTGCATTTGCAAGAGTTACAGACGGAATAGTTAGGTCTTCATTAGGACGGAAAGATTTTCCATTGTGGTTGCTTAGAACTACAGTATAAACTTGCTCATTGGTGAGACTATATTTACCAGATGCAGTAGCTACTAGTTCTACATTATTCTTATCAAAGATCTTGAGGATAGGACCAGAAGCAGCAGAAGATGCACCAGTTACATTTTCTCCTTGGGTAACTGACATATTTCCACTAGCAAAACACTTGATAAAAGTATTTGGAGATAAGGTTTTTTCAGAACCAGGAATAATATTCTTGGCAGGTTTCTCTGCATCTACATTGGTGATGTAAGTCTTAACAGGAATATTTGTACTCTTCTTACTGAAATATAAATCTAGACCAGTTACGAAACATCCACCATCTAAATTTTCAATTTTAAATGTTTGAGCTAGTGGATTTGGTCTAATAGGATTGTCAGTGTTACTTTCAATAAACTGAACACCCTCATTAGATTTAAAGATTGATGGTTTTGTAGATACAATACTAGAGGGATTTTCTGGTAAAATACCAGTAGCATAATACTTAATTTCTGTATAAGAATCTACACCAAGTTTTGATTCATTAGTTGCACTAGAAGTAAATCTAAATGTTAGTTCACCAGTAGTGAAGTTTAATTCTTCTGCATCTTCATCATAAGATACAGTATCAACATCTCCAGACCATGTAGCATTTTGTGTTGGAGGATTGCCAGCAGGAATAATAATCAAACCAGATGCATTACCATATTCATCTGTAGTAATTGTTCCATTAAATGCAGATAGTGAGTTACCAGCAATGCCAGTATATCTCAAATCAGGATTGACCCAACGACTAATATCTCTTCCTTCTAAGAACACATAGATTTTAGTGTTGGGTTTCATTCTACCAATTTTAAATTTAACAGGAAGACTTCTAGTATAGAAAGCTAAAGATGTAGAAACAATGTTATCACCAACAATTTTAGTCTGTACACCTTTTCCTACCTCATTATTTTGAGGACTAATATTAGAAGAACTACCAACCGATGCTGATGTTACAGAAGTAGATGCAATTTGAGAATTAACACCACCTAAAGAATTAATTGATGTAAATGTCGAAGATGCTCCAACCCAATTGACTACAAAAGAATTAAAGAGACTGGAGAAACTCTCTTTTACATTTTCTTTAGCTAGGAAAATATTAAAGAGATCTGTGTTTGTATCAACAACTACAGGTTCTTCTGTTTGATCATACCATTGATCAATAGCAGGAGAAAGATCACTATCACCAACATATTGAAGAACAACAAATGGATTTGGATTTAATTTTCCAGAAGCAAAACTATTTCCTAATAGAGATAGTGGAGAGTATGGTAGAGTTACCATATTACCAATTTTCTTATAACCAGAAACAGTTCTTTGATCTTCTCTAGTATTAACTTCTACGAGATTAATAGAATCTTCTTTTGCTTGTGGACGTAAGACACTTTGCTGACTGTCTACTGCACATCTGTAATCAAGAGAAGATAGATTGCCAACTCTATGTGCTTCAAAATTATCGACAAAGAATCCAGACTTAAATCTATCAAGTCCAATCTCATCCTTAACTTGCATGTTAAGAGCTTGCTGTTCTAAGATGCTGAGTGTAGTATAATACTCAAGACGCTCAATACGCTTCTCCAATTTACCAATGTCACGCATTGTGTAACGACGGTTATCAACTGGAGTAATCCTTACATCCTTACTGGTCTTTGTGAATGCAGGAATATGTGCATAGAAAAGAGGCACAGCATCTTCAATAGGATCTGGTTTGGATGGGTTGAGTGAAGAGTTACCTTCTTTGATGATAAAGTTTCCATTCTGATCTAAGAAGATACCATCAATACGATCCAAGTATTGTTTCTGACTGAAAGAGAATGTAAACTCTAGATTTATATCAGGAGCAGGACTACTTGCAATAATAGCACCAGAACCAGCAAAGGATCCTTGAGTTCGTTCTAATATTGCAGTATCAAGGAAACCAGGAATAATAGCAGTGGTATCTACTTTTGGTCTAAAATCAATAACATTTTTGAGTTCTGTAATACCAAGAACTGAAGAATTGAAGGAAGGAACTTCATCTTCAGCAACACCTGCATCATGCAGATAGCTATCGATTGTACAGAAATCACCTTGTGAATGCTCAAAGTAATCAAAAGCAATTACAAGTTGACCAGTTGTTTCTTCAAAACCAGGTTTTAGAACAATACGAGAAACATCATAGATTGTATCTCTCTGACCATCATCAAATGTATATCTTGATGTAACATCAGTACCAGAAATTAGATTACCAGCAGTATCAATCTGCGGTGGTTGAGAAGAAGTTCCCTCATAAACATATCTAAGTTTAAATGCATCAGAGTATGATAGAATTTCTACAACTTCTGTATCATAGTCTGTTCCTCTTAGAGGTACAACACGGTCACCAGCAGATGTAACTGTAATTCTCTTATTTCTAACTACAGTCTTAAGTCTTGGTTTTGCGTTAGATACTTCTAAAGTTGCAGTCAACTTAAGTTTAGGGAATGTTCCATTAGCAGGA